GAATCTTGGAGCCGTTCTCCAGTACGATTGATCCCTTGTTCCACTCCACCACGCCCTGCTGCAACCACATGGGCAGATACTCGTAGGCTAACTGCAAACGCCCAAGCAGTTCGCGGGCTGTGGTCAACTTGTTCGCAAGAATCGCAACACTCATGCTCTGATTGAACAGAACATAGTGGAGAAGATACGCGATGATCGTGGTGGATTTACCTGTCTGACGGGGCAGTTTGCCGATCACGAAACGGTTTTCGTGAATGGTGCGGATCATGTTCTCCTGATAGTCATACGGCTCAAACGGCACCAAGCCCTTGTCAAGCGACACGATCTTCACATAGTTCTTGATGAAGTACAGGGGATCTTGTGAGCATTTCACATATTCCTCAATCTGCTCGGGAGAGAAGTTGACATTCACCCCCGCTGCCTTGAGGTTGGAGTTTCCCAAATATTTGGTGCTGCGATTACTCATTGGTCTTGTCGTCTTCTATGATCTGCCGCACATCGGGGCGATTATCGAACGCCTTTGTGGACGAACGCGCAGAGTTGATTATGTCCTGTAGTTCCTTGGTGGAACCCACATAGATGGACTGATTGGTAGTGCTGTTGTTAGTCACGCTCTGATCCACCTTGCGGATGGTCTTCACGCGGTTGTGCAGATCCATGAGTTCCCGATTGGTTTCGGAAAGCGTCTTGATCATTTGGGCTACAACCTCATAAGCCCGTGGCGAGTCGCCCTCCTGCGCCACCTGAATCACGCCGTCAAGCGCGTTCTTGCCCATGTCAACTAGTTCCTTCAGATTGTCGCGCACCAGTTGATAGTCTGTCTTGAGGTCTTTCTCAAGCCGTTCATCCGTCAATGGGACGGGATCAACCTTGGCAACGATTGCGTTCTGCGGAACACCTTCACCACTCAAGGGCTGGCTTGGCTGTACGCCAAGTGCCTTTTCAATATTGTCAAATCCACTCATAGTCTACCTCTCAAAGATTCCAATCAACAGTGATGCCTCCAGATGCCATTCCTGATGCGTATGTGCTTCCGCCTGCTGGCTTGTCGTTCTGATACACCTTGGCATACGGCTCGTAATTGTTCATGTTGGAGTTGGCACCGCTCGGACCACTGATGCCGTCCGTGATCAACACATAGTTTGGAGTATCAGTGGTATTTCCTGGCTGATACGAAATTCCACCGAGGAAGTTGTCTCCAAACACATCGTAGTTCCACAGTCCTGCCTGCATGACACGAATTTCTTTGTAGTTCTTGGTGGGACCAAACAAGTAGGTCTTCATCGTGAAGTTCAAAGTAAAGATGATGCTTCGTCTAGTTGTGAAGTCGCCTTCGTAGTCTTCTTCCGTTGAAACGGAGTTCAAGTAGATAGGAACATCAACCTTGGTGTTAATGGAATCAAAGTTCACCGTGACAACAAACTCAGGAGAAAAGTATGGAAGAATCTGCTCAACAATACGCAATCCATCATCCATGTTACGAACATAGATGTATAGTCCAAAGTCAATGTTGTATGGAACTTCGGCGTAAGTGTAATCCACCTTGGATGGATTTGATGTTGTGGGGCGAACAACATGACGAGCAAGCGAGTTTCTTTTTCTTGACGGATCGTAATTGTATCCCGTGATCTCAAAAGCCATGCGAGGTAACACGATCTGATTGGGATTGTTCAGATATGGATCGCCTGCAAGACGCACCTTGTATTTTTCTTTAGGGGAATATGCAAGGGGAACAAGAAACTGCTTTGTGCCATCGCTTTCGATCTTGTCAATGTATAGCGAGTTGAACAGCGATCCGAACGCTACAACCATCTTGCGAATTGTGCCATTGTAGAAGTTCGTGAACATCAGTAGTTGCCTTCCGAGAACGGATCCTTCTCCGTGAAGTCGAAGATGTTGTCGCGGTTTGTCTCAAGATCAATCTGTCCGTTGTCCTGCTGATCTTCGTGGTCGATGCGCGTGTCTGTGTCTGCGATTGAGCCAACAGTATATGAAGCACCGCTGACAACTCCAATAAGAAGATCGCCAATTTGGAACTTGCCTTCCTGCATATTGACATTGACAACCTTCGAACCAACGATAGGAGTCACGAAACTCACCACCGTGGCGTAAGCCTTCTTTTGATCCACGGGACCAGTGTAAATCTGTTCGCCTGCCGCAAAAGTTCCATTTCCACTCGACAAGGTGATCCCCTGCATATACGAGGAGTAAGTGGACACGATTGTGTCCATCTCTGTCTCGCCTGTGTTGAACTTCTCGCTGCTGGACTTGAATGCTTCACAGTCCAACTTGAACGAATAGCGGTCGCCGCCTGGATAGAAAGGATTGTCGTGTTTGACGAACTTGATCTCAAACAGATTGTATGGATAGTCAAAGAAGATCAGGTCGCCTTCACGGGGACGCTGAACTCTGCGAATATCGGGATGATGCCCCATGACTTCCATGAATCGCTTTCGGGAAACAATGAAAGTGGCACTGTCGCGGATGTCAAGACCAAAACGACTCATCTCTGATTCGCCCTGATAACCCTCGGCATCCTCAAGATACATTTCGATGCGGTTAGCATCGTAGAACTCCGACACCTCTTCACCCAGAATCTTGTCGTTCTGTACCGTTTCTCGCGGAATGTAGATCATCTCATGCCCGTGGATCTTGATCGCCTCGGTCGTGAGTGATTCAAGGAGATTCTGCTCTCCCTTTACATTCCTGCGAAAATACGGATTGATGGTCATGTTTATCCTGTGATGAAGTCAGGTGGTTCCTGATAGGTGGTCAATACTTGTTCTTCAATCTTAGCAATCTCTTCTAGGGCTTCCTGATAGATACGCTGACCATTGAAGGTGATGTTTCCTGGCAGCGGGATGCCCTCGTACTTCGACAGGTTCGCACCCCACTGCCTTTTGATTAGAGCCGTTGTATATTTCTTCAGCATGGGGTCTTCGTAGACCTTGCTGAATGTATCAGGATCAAGTCCCGTGTACGCTTCAATCAACAAGTACTGACCGACTACAAAGTCTCCCCAGTTCATGTGAATGGTAAGGCGATCCTTGTAACGGCTGTAGGTGACTTGTTTTTCGGGATCAAGCAGTTGCTGCAACATCTCAATGTACTGCATGGTAGACACGAAGAAATTCAAGTTCATCTGTCCTGTACGCAGACCGTAGAAGTCATTGAGTGCCATCTGGTAGCGCACATTGAACACATTGTTGATCTGTAGATTGAAGCCTACCTGAAACACACGGCTAACGGAAATGACTTCACCGTTTTCGGGATCAAGGTTTGCCGTGCTGATGTAGCCGTTGGCTTGATCCTGTGTGGTGACCTGGTACTTGTAGTACTTCTTTTCGGTGGCAAAGGAGTTCCAGTCAAGGAAATAGCGCAACGCCTCGTCAATACGATCCTCAACCTGTGAATCGTCAACATTGATTTCGATTACAGGTGCGCCCAAAGCGCGGAGGCAATAGTCTTTGAGTTCTTGTCGTGTCCGAGGATGCGCCATTCCGTTCTCCTTTTCAAGTATTTAGGAGACTTGCGTGCCTTCGGTTTCCCGTTCTAAACGCTTAACAAGACGGGCAAGTTCATCCTCACGGAGACAAATCTTGTCGCAATACGGATCATCAAGTGGAAGGTACACCGTGTTCCGCCCGTCCGTGATGTAGTGTCTTACTCCCTTTTCATACACACGGATCGGAAAGTCATATGACACGGAGTACCGAGGTTCTAGTTTCAAAAAATCACAAAACCTGTACTCGTTGTTGTTGATCCGTATCATGTCGTTGCGTCCATGATGAATAAGTTTCACGATTAAACCTCATCAATTCCTATGATGCCCTTAATGTCGATGACAGCCTGAGTTTCAGGAGTATTTGTCTTCTTTGTTGCTCTGGCTTTTCCACTCAAGTACAGCATTCCACTTGAATCCACACGAGGAGCAAGTTTCTGTATCACACCAGAATCAGAAATTCCGTTTAGAGACAGCAAATTTGTTGCGTTAGTTACCCCTGCAATTGCATTTCTATATGTGGTTCCCGCCGCAAAAGCATTTGCCTGATAGTTAACAATGTCTCCGTACAGATTTTTGATTCCACCTGTAGAGAAGGTGTACATATTACCTTCGAAATCGGACAGGTAGTATGTTCCCGTGCTTCCAACAATAGTGATGTTGTCGTACAGGCTGCGTACCATTGAAACATTTGCCGCAACAGGCATGAAACTAAATGTTCTGCCAGAGAACGATCCCGCAGTTCCACGAAGCAGCAGCGGGAAATCTCCAACCGAACCGCAAGTTCCGCGCATAGCCGTGGAACCAAACAGGTAAGTAATGGTGTGGTCTACGAGCGATCCCTTCACTTTTTGCAAATCAGCAAGAACATATCCTGATGTGACTCCCGAAATCACCATGCACGCGCCACTGTTGTATCCAAACAAATACCCCGAATTAGAGGCAGAACTAGAGCCAGTGTGTCCGCCGTTCAAACCAGTGAACAAGGTTGTGCCGTGGTTTGATGTGTTTTCACGATTCACATTTGCAACACCAATCTTTCCGCCAAGAGTATCGGTGAATGTCACAGTGGAAATCACACGCTTAGTGCTTGCACAGGGAAACAGACTGCTGCCAACAGGACCATTCATGGTCAGCGCATATACCGTATAATCGCCTGCGAATTGAGCCGCTGCATCTGTGGGTGCTGTCAAACCGTGATTGAACTCACGCAAAGCAGTAGTTACACCTCCCATGCTGACCATTATGTGTTCAACCCAACCCTTGAATGGGCGGTCGCCTGAAGCACCGCTACCGAGCATGAAATATCCAGTGCTGTTCTTGAGATATCCCGTGATTCCTGTGGTTTGGGCGTAACGATTGCCGTTCCAATACGATGAAACACACGCCGAACCACCCTGATTGGAATACGCAATCGCAAATTGGTGCCACTGATTCAGGGTAACTCCGTTTGCAGGAGACACATTTGTGATGGCTTGATAGCCAGCACTGCCGTAGTTTGTGGTGGCAAAGTGGAACTGCAACTGCTTATTGCTTGTATCATATTCCAAACGGAACGAATCATTTGTGTTATCCGTTTTTCCATTGCTGCTACGAGTAACGATGATGGGATCGTATGCGCCACTTGGCTCCGCTTCAAGATACACGAAACCAGACAACATGAAGTACGGAACCGTTGTGGTAGTGAAAGACGGCAACTGCAATCCTGCTGCCTTGGTGTCCGTGTCGAGATACGAACCCATGAACTGAATGGAACGATTTCCAAGTTCTGGTCCGCTTATACCGATGGTTCCAACTGTTGGATTGTAATCAGTAGCCGTGACACCAGACAGTGTAAGATTGTTCACAATAACGGGAATGTACTGTCCTTGGAAGACAGTTTCATCCACTTGGAAGTTGCCGTAAATTGTTCCAAATAGGATTTGTTCCGTGGCAGGACTCACCAAAATTTGACTATTGTAGGTGCTGCCATCAGGATTGCGTAGAGTCTTTGTGGAAGAAACCGATGGCAGATCAGCAGCCACAACGAAAGGAATCTCATTGGGAGAAAACGATGCTGTCATAAAGTTGGAGTAATCGTATCCGTTTACTTCGCGGATTACTTCACCAGTCTTGCGATTTGTAACTATGAGTTTCTTGTTCATGGATAGCCTGTTTCTTTAACGGAAGCGTATTACTTTTCCGAAGTTCTCAACATATGACGACCATGTGATTCCTGGTCCAGGAACGCCGACTCCACCGCCGCTATTCTCTGATGGTTCGCTGCCGTCAGCATTACCTATGTTCATGCCACAAGTGGTGAATCCATCACCAACAAATGTTGGAAATTTTCCTTGCCAAGCACGAACAGCACCCGAATTGTTGTACAGGAATGTGTCGCCATTACGGGTGACCAACCTCTGTGTTGCTCGCTGATCCAATACAATACGATACGATGCGGCAGAATCCGTCCAATCATCAGACGATGTTGTCTGCAATGCTCCAGCAGAAGTTAGGCTGATAGTGGAATCATCATATGAATTCGTCACTGAAGCCCTTCTGAATATGGGATTCAACAAGTCAGGGGTTCTCATATCAGCAGACGCGCCGTCAAATGCAAACACCGATTCTGTTGAATCGTATATCGTGATGCTGCTGCGATTTCTCGCATAAATCATGCCTTGAGAATACGAATCAGATGTGTGCAATCCATATGCCGTGTTAGCCCATGATGTAAACACACCAGGTGCGGTATCAGCATTGATTGTTCTGCCTGGCACGCCAACAATGTATGCTCGTCCTAAATCCAAAGACGAAAGGCTGTTTACGCTAACGGTTTCCACTTCTGTGCTGGTGCTGTTTACCTGTGCGGGATCACCGTGCAGGTTGTTCTTTGCAAAAATCGCTCCAACATGACCACGGCTGTTGTTGGAAAGATGCAGTGCGCTCTTGGAATATCCACGCACACACAGCGAACCAACCACAGGATTTGGTGTTGGATCGTATGCAGGATTTGCACTATTCGCGGAACTGCTAGTCTGCAAGTCACCGACAATGACAGTAGAACCGTTTCTGACATCCACTGCACGATATCCGCCGTTCACTACACTCAAGCATTTTTCAATCTCTAGTTGAGATCCATCATAGACAGCAACGGCATTTGCAGCAGAGTTCATGTACACCGAAGCATCGTTTCCGCCAAACGAAACAAAGTTGTTGATGTACGCTTTTCCACTGATAACATTCGTGTATCCAGTGGTGACACCATCTCGCCCGCTGACTAGAACACTGGTGTTTCCAACAAAATATTGGGCAGAGACACCCGATAGAGCAGAATCCTTGTAGAACTTGATGGAAAAGGTTGTTCCACCGTCAAGTTGAAAATTTAAGTCTTCGCGTGAGACTGTTTTGAGGGAAACTAATGGAAAAGTTGTAACTTTTACACCATACAGCGTGTAGTAACGGTATTCGGTTGCGTCTGAACCAGTAATCAATGATGCTCCGCTAGTGGAACCAAACAGAGTGGTTCCGATACCACCAGGCACAATTCCCCCCGCTACAACATAATTCACATATCCAATGTCAAAAGCGGTTCCAGTAGTATTGATCCAAGACAGTTTTGCAGCAGGATACACATTAGAGAATTCAGTTGTGTCCTGATATGCAGGGAAAGACGCTTTCGCATTTGTCTTGTCACCCATTCCTGTGAAAACAGGAACCACGATGTCCATCTTGAACTTTGGCAAATCACTGTCGCAGCGAACATGAACAGAGTTTGCGGTGAACTTGCTGTTGAACAATTCAACGGAACGAGCAGTGCTTGAAATGTATGAACCGTTGTGGCGATAATCGGCTCCGTAGTTGCGATTCAATCCTGAACCATTTGTGAAATCTATTACAGAATTTTTAGCAACAATACCGTGTTTGCACTGTGCGGTACAAATGACTGGCGCATTGTCAAGCGTGTTCTGAACAGCATAAGAACTCTGTCCGCTCTGTGAAGCGGAAGGAGTGCCCATAGTGAAACCTGTGTTGTCGTAGTAGGCGTAAACCTTTGAACCGTATGCAGACAGAGCGGTTCCCGTTCCAAGGAATCCAAGATGGCGAATGCCTACGCTTGAATTCTCTAAAAGCAGAGCAGTTCCGTTTGATGTGGGTGCAATGTTCTGATTGGTGATCGCAGACAGTGCCTGAGAATAGTTTGCAGTGCTGCCTGTGGTTCCGTTGTACAGTGTGTATGGAGCAGCATTGTTAATGAAGAATATATTGCGGATTCCCTTCAGGGTTCCGTTCTTCAAGAACAGCGTTCCGTAATTAGATCCGTATGCTGCACGAATAGTCACAGGATATGTGGACAGCACATACGGATCTGTAGTGACAGTAACGGTTGCAGAAGTACTTGCTTTGGTTGGATACAGAGTAACGGTAGAAAAATCACTTGTCCATGTGTTGTCACCGCCGTAGTAACCGTTTGGTTGAGAGTACTGTGATTCTGGATAGTTAGAACCAACACCAGCCCATGTGGATACATTGTTCAATCCACCAGCCACATCCAACGACGGACAACGAACATCTGTGTTGGTGTTTTGGAATTGTACCGCCAACAGTGAATCGCTGGTGGTGGCTCCAAGAATTCTGCCGATGCCAAGAATGCCTTCGCCTTCTTCAAACGAGCAGCCGTGATTGAAAAAGCGGTCGCCGTAGAACTGTGTAGTGTACGAACCGTCACTTGTCGTGTTGCTGTTGATGCCGAATCCACTCGCTGAACTGCTAGTTTGATATCCGTCACGCGATCCGATTGCGGCATTCGTTATAGTGAAATACATTCCCTGATCAGGAGAAGTAAAACCGTGCTTTGTGGTGTTTGCCGTGTTTGTAGTAACACCATCAAACAGACGAATACTGCCTGTGTGTCCACCACCAGCAAAGTTCTGAATATTCCAAGTATAGTTTTGAACCTGATACAGTGTACGCTGATTGAATGCGGCGGGATCGCCTTCAATCACGATGTTTGATCCCTGTGGGTGATACAGGTTCACGGGAGTGGAAATGGTGTACTCTCCACGCAGCAGGCGAATGTACAGAGTGGCAGTCCCGACAATCGTATAGGTGTTTGCGACCTGAAGGGCTTTCGCAAGCGTCAAATATGGCTTTGCAAGCGTGCCGTCACCCGTGCCGTCATCACCCGTGGTGGCAACATAGAACACCGTATCGCTGGTGATGGTGTTGAGCGACTGTGCTGCACTGCTGCTGCTCGTTGGATACGGTAGGTGTGAATAAGCCATTTAGTGTTCCCTGATTCTAGTTAGGAGATGCGCCAAGCGAATCCGCTGAAATTGAAGTGTGCTGCCGCAGCAACAACTTGCGATCCACCAGCATTCACTCCAGCATAAGATGGTTGCTGACCGTTGCTGCTATAATCAAGTCTAGTGCTTCTCGTTACATGGTACATCCATGTCTGATCGGAACTTCCAGGAAGAACAACTGGAAAATTTGTAAAAGTATTTATTGCCACGATCTGCCCAACACCAGAGTTGCTTGTCGCCTTGGGCATGAAGTTTGTGGGTGTCACCAAAACGCTGTCAACATAATCTTTTGTCGTGAGTGTCTTTGAATGCGAACCTGCTGTGGTGCCGATGCTGCTGCGAGCCTGACCAGTAATGTCGAGCGCAACAGCAGGAGTCGTGTTTCCAATACCCACGCGACCACCGCTTGGCTGAATGGATAGAGTCAAGCCTCCGCTATTCAGCCAACCGTCAATCCAAGCCACATTGTTTGTATCGCTTACACCAAACTGCAACTGCTTGGTTCCGTTTCCAACAATCAGATTTCCGCGACTCGCTGCTCCATGATTGTTTGCAGCATGGGTAATTGTGGTGTTTGCGGACGCGACACGCAGGCGTTCCGTGTTTCCCACATTTGCAATCACATAGGAAGAACTGGACGAATTTCCGCCCTTGTCCGCTTCGAGGAACAGCGCACCAAGTTGACTGCCATTGCTGTTTGCGTTTACTTGAGCGTACTTGCCAGTGGTATCATCGCTGTCTTGCAGACGAATCTGCGGAGAAGAAGATGAAATGTGAAGCGTGGTCTGTGGAGAAGTGGTTCCGATTCCCAGTTTTCCTGCATTGCTGAGGCGCATCTGTTCAATGCCAGAGATTCCGTCATTGGTACGGAAGATCAGGTCAGCACCAGCGTTGGTGGGTAGGATCGTTCCGTCACGCAGATCACCAACAAGCAGATTCTCGTATGGGATGTCTACACCACCAATGATGGCAGCGCGTGTATACGGCTTTGCCTTGATGATGTACCGCACCGCCAGATACGGCGGCATATTGTTTAGTACATCGTTCGACAACGGCTTGAGTACAGTTTTCGTGGTTCCACTTGCAGCAGTTGTGGTATCAAGTGTGTTCTTTTCTTCTCCACCAAATGTGCTGATAGGATATGGATTGGAAACAGCAGAGTTTGCCGCATCGGTGTATCCAAGCGGAAACCGCCCGCTCATGTTGGGCGTGTTGAAGTGGGTGAGCGATGTTCCTGTTACGGTAAATGTTCCAACTTCGCCAGAAGTTCGGAAACTGATGCTTACGCTTCCCGTTGCAAAAAATTGATTCGGAACATAGAAGTTCTGATTTGCAGACGAGAACGAATTCTTTGTTTGTACTGTTATGGTTTTCGTTGTGGTGTTTACGGCAATAACATCACCAGCAAGCGAACTGTTTCCGTCAGAAGAGGTCTGTGTGACACCATCACCAACAGTGATTCCTGTCACGCTGCTCAATGTCAGTACAGCCACATGACCGTACATGGGAGCGCGAACGCCAGAAGTGAAACGAATCTTCGCAAGTAGTTCAGGATACAGAGAAACCGAAATCGTCGTACCATCGCAAGCCAACCAAGTGATCGGAATATCGCCACCCGCAAACGGAATAACTGTTCCTACAGGTTGAATCTCGTCAATCGCAACGGTCGAAGATCCACCAATCTGTGTTCCAAGGAAGTTGTTCAGAACATACTCTTGAGTTGACTGGTTGCGAATCAAGATGGGCTTGATGACAGCACCAATCAGACTCGGTGGCGTGAGCATGAGTTTTCCTGAATCGCTGTCGCTCAAGAACAGTACAGGAACCGTTGCGCCAGAAAGATATCCAACCGCAGACAGATCAATTTTTCCTGCAATCACAAGAGTGAACTGCGTTCCTGTAGCACTACCCACAACGCCAACAACTTCGGAGTTCAGTGCGCTATCAGCCTGAGCCTTGACATAGGTACCGCTGCTGACATCCCACCGCAGAACATCACCCACCGAAAACGAGTTTGACTGTGAAACAGTCTTGACCAGTTGATCCGTGGTTTGAACGCCGCCTGATAGGTAAAGTGATGATCCCATTAGGAAATTCTCCATCCAACGATGTTCAGATTCTCATTGCTGCTAATTCCCAAATCATCCGTAAATGCTTTGGCAAGAACGGGTGCTGTTATTACTTTGATGGTCAAGCCACGAGTATTACCATCGTTGTCCGTTCCGTTTTTTACTATGCACATCCATGTCTGACTAGTTCGTCCAATGGTAATTGCAGAACCAGCCGAAGTAACATCTATTTGGAAAGGCTGACCTACCTGTGGATTTGGATTTGCTGCTTCGTTTGCTGGATTCGTAGAAAACAGAGTAGTTCCACCAGGCTTCGGCATGACATTACTTGCTGCAAAGTTTCCAACAGTGATTCCTGCGCTTGCTGTGATCAATCCTGTTGCAGTCAGGCTTCCGCCAACGGTGGCAGCACCTGTAACGCTGAGTGTGGAACGAACAGTAGCAGCACCATTTACATCAAGTGTGGTGCTTGGCAAGGTTATTCCAATGCCAACATTTCCACCCATGTATGTCATCTTGGAAGTGTTGACAACCAACAGATCGTTCATAGTGAGAGTAACGCCAACCGTAGCGGAAGTCGCAGAGGCGGTTCTCAGCAGCAATCCACCGTTACCGAGGGTGTTTCCGACTTCAAGAGCCACACGAGGAATGCTGCTTGCTCCTGTGGTGCTTTGGTAGCCCAATGCACTTGGAACTGGACGCAACCCGTAACCGACTACAGTGTTTCCGCTGCTGTATTGAGTGCCGATTGTGTTGAGAGTTTCGGGATATGCACTGTTGTTTCCCGACTCATTGTAGCGACTGGCGAGCAGAACGCTTCCCTGAACGGACTGATTGTTTCCCGAAACAATCGTGCCTGCCACATCAAGGGTTGAGCCGCCAGATCCTGATCCAAAGAATCCAATCTGAACGCTGCCTTTGCGATCCTTGGGGAAACGCATGACTTTCGTACCACCTGCGGTGTCTGCACCATCACGCACACCAAACTCAAGATCAGCCACGGGACCAGTCGAACCAAGGTTCCGAATCAGTAGATCGCTTAGAGTGATGTTCGTAAGATCGTTTGCTGTGGCTGCCTTGTCTCCACGATACGAGAACAGGTATCCCGACAGGCTTCCTTCGTCATTACTAGTAGCCATGAACAGCGGCTTGCGAATGGAACCAGAGGTCAGGGGATAACTCGAACTGAATGGAGCAGTGTTGCTTTCGTATGCACCCGTGGTTCCTGCACAGTCCTTGCTCAAGAAATATACGGTTCCGCTGTTGACGGCTCCGTATTGTGCAGGTAGACAAATTCCTTGGAAAAATCCGTCCATGAGAACCGAGAACGAGCCATTAATCCCAGAGGATGCACCAGGTCCACCAATGTCTGTCACAGCAACAACCATACCAGCAACTTCGGCTTCGGCATCGCTATTAGCCTGTGCCTTTACATACACACCTTGTGTATATGTTCCTGTGGTGGCTCCATAAGTAAGACTTGTCACCGTGGAATTCCACCGCACAAAATCGCCAATCTTGAACTGGTTGTACTGCTGAATCTCAACGCCTAGTGAGGTGGAGGTAGAAGTGTTTTGAGTTGCGCTCAGAATACCACCCGTAAACGGATACACGATTCCAGAATTGGTTCCTGTGGCAATCAGTACTGCTTTGTGTACCTGTCCCGCTGCGATTGGAAGGGTTGGAGTGATCTTTCCTGCGGTGAACGGACTCAAGTAATACACAGTTCCTGCCACAAGAGATCCACCACCCGAAATAGCATCTATGAAATCGCCGTATATTTCACCCAAGAAAGTGATTTCAAAATTGCTCGCGTCAATTACCCGAGACACGAGTCCCACGACTTCTGCAAGCGGAGCAGAAGAAGCCCTTGCCGCAGTATAGGTTCCTGCGTTCAGGTACACAGGCTCGCCAAACCAGAATCCGTGGTCTGCCTGATTGACAATCTTCTTGTTTACACCACCGTAGATGCTGACTGATGGCTGCGCTCCGTAAGTCGCGCCGCCGAACACTTCCATGAACACCGTAGCACCCGTTGGTGCAGTACGCGCAAACTGCGTGACACGATCTGCATAGGTGGTTCCGCTGAATGAAATCTTGAATCCGTGATCGGATGTGTTTCCGCCGTCAATCCACAGACCCGTGCCGTGAACAGGAAGAATGCCACCATCAGCAGGATAAATTCCACTTGACGCTCCGCTGAATCCAATACTAGTGTTTGCACGCCAGTATCCAGTGACACCACGAACCTGATTGTATTGCCACAGCCACTCTGCGGTATTTCCGCTTCCGCGATTCAGGATCAGACCACCGCCGCCAGCAGTGTTAATGTTGGCATCGCTTGCAGCAGCAGTATCGCCAAGCACGATGTTATAGTCATCAATTGTGACCACATTTGCATTCACGGTAAAGTGATTGGCGTTGAATGTGACATCGCCATCAAATACTATTGGACCTTCAAATGTGTGTCCCGTTTGAATGGTTTCTGCCAGATACATGGCAGCAGTACCACCATCACTAGTCACCACGGTGATGCTGCCCGTGCTGACTCCCTCGTAGACCTTCAGTTTGTTCAGTTTGTAGACACCAGTATTGGTGATGTCGCGCCAAACATTGAAAGTGTCCCCGAGTTCTACTTCGGGGATGATATACGAGTTACTGTCTGGTCCTGTGTATGAAGCCATTGTTTACCGTTTCTCGTTGGTTTCCAGTAGTGATTTCAGGGCTTGCAAATCGTGCTGCAACCTATTTATTTCGGCTTTCATGGCATCCATAGCGTCCGTGACATTCTTTTTTTGCAAGTAATCACGCATTGCCGATTTGTCGGCAAGCACTGCCGCCCCACTTCTGATGTCTCGTTTGTATTTTTCACTCATTGCTTTACAGATAGAAACTGATCGTCCTGACATTTTTCAATGCAGGAGTTTCATAGTAAGTAGCAGAAGAGCCGTTCTCAGACCACATATCAACCTTGACCTGATAAGACTTGAACTCCTTGTTGGCATCGTAGAAACGATATACTGCCTCACGGAAGTCTAGTTCCGATGTACTGGTGAAAGACGCATTTTTGCGATCAAGAGCAGTCCACGGCTTCGTGAAGATATCGCTCTCTCCCGTCTGAGAACAACGGAAGTATACTGCAATCTGTGCTGTACTGGGAAGATTTGCGTCAAGGAACACCTGCAATCCATTCGAAACAACATCGGGATCAAGTGTTACCACCCGTGAAACATACGATGACGGCGTAGTATCATTCAGACGCATCTCAATGCCTACCCCATACAGGGTCTGCGTATCCAAGATCGGACTGACTGCCGTGCTTGCACCGTTCGACAGCGTATAACGCAACTGCGGAGAGTTCTCAAGCATATTCCTCAAATACAGGTTCTCATTGTTTGCAATGGCTGTATTTTCTACTCTACGGGTGATTCTGCATCCAACGGGGCTGACTTCGGATGCCGCAAACTTGATTATTTGCTTTGCCGAGCAGTTGGTTGTGCTGAAGGTAACCGTATTGTTGTTGCCGATGAATACGCAGCGTTCCATCGTGAACATCAGGTCGGTGTTGTTGTCCTGAACTGCTGGTCCGATTCCCTGCGGGAAATACAGGGTTCCGACACGCTGATTGTTTCCACCGCGTCCCGCAATAGCATCACCGTTTGCAGTTGTGTTTATTGAACTGCCAACAGCATAGAGCGAATACAGATTGCTGTTTGCAATAATGCAGATGGCGTACTCACCCGACTCAAGGAACACAGGGCTGCTGAACTTGAACACCGTTCCCGATGGAGAGTTTGCATCAGCATTCACAGCAGAAGCCTGTTTGGTGACTGTGCTGAACGGAACAACAACGGACGGTGAAGGATAGCCATTCACGGTTGGACGAATCTGAACCGTGACAGGCAGGCTACTGTCCTTTGTGGCAAAGAAGAGAGTAAGGCTCTTCAGGAATATGCCTTCGGGATTAGCCTTGCGGTCAACAAAGAATGTCTGCGCCAGTGGATCGCACCACGCTGAATTTTCAAGAACATCATACGCCAGATCCACATTGAATGGATCCTTGACGATTCCTTCGCTACCAACAGTACGGCGGCGCAAAACAGGAGGACGAGTCGATACACATCCAGAATCACGCTGATTAAGAATTCCCGTGCAGTAGTACACCACCTCGGCAGCAGTGGTAGCATTCTCCGCAGAAGCAGAATCGCTGATACGGACAACTTTCTCGCCTGCAAGAAACTGACCCGCAGGAATGCTGAAAGTTACTCCAGACACCGTTCCCGTAAAATCTGTAGTGATTCCGCTTATGACTGTATCACCATCAAAGTAAACAGATACACCAGTGTTGGGCTTTAGACCGTGGGCAGTAACTCCAATCACAGACGAGGGAACATACGGCACAACGCTGCGATCAACCACCCTAGATCCAACAACAGTCTTGATGCGATTCTTCATTCGTGCTTGACGAATAAAGTTGCTGGTCTTCTGATTTAGTGTATCGACAGAACGGCTAGATCCAACATGGACGCTTCCCGAATTGATATTAGGAATCACCGAAGAGTTGTTTGAATGGGGAACCTCGAATGTTCTCTTGTTGATTTCGTCTTGCTCTTCGGGTGTCTGCGGAATACCCGTCCACAGACTTTCCCAATCGTTCCATTGTGTGCCAAATCCGCGGGCATTGTTTGCATTGGACGAAAGCCAGTTGTCATTCTCCGATAGAGAGTTTGTCTTCACAACAGGACGGTACTCAAGATCAAAGAACGGAGACACCGATGTAGACAACTGCATGAATCCAAGCCAGTTCAAAGTATTGGATGGATTGACCTTTACTGTTTTGGTGTACTGCTTGTTTTCGATATAGGTAACACCGCTGTAGTTCAGAGTAATAATACCATCTGCTGAAAGAGTAGTGCCAGACAGTTCGGTAATGGTGAGGGTAGGCTTGTACTCTGTGAAGAACGGACGCAATTCTCCCCACTCATAATCAACAGAGCAGATATTCTCACCAGAACTTACATCGGCAACAGAATGACCAAAGAATTCATCAGAGTAAACGGATGTCTTCAGGGGTTCTGTTGCAGCAGAAGATGTCTTTAGTGAACGGGCTTCAATCTCTGCTTCGCTCAACGACAACTTGGTGAATACTTCAATATCATCCACACGCTTCTGTATCTTACCGATATCAGCCATCGTAAAGCGTTGAGTATCAACCTGTGTAACGCTTACATTAGATGGGCTATGGGTATATGCGGGAACAGAGAGTGTGCATATCGTAAGTGCATCTTCCACATCAGCGGGAGTTGATGGAGATAGGTCGGGAGTTCCCGAAACCACGAAGAACTGCGCCGAATTATCGGTAGGATTGTTACGCAGACACACCTTGTCGATTCGCGGCAGATAGTGATCATACGAAACTTCGGTGGCTGTGAATTCACCAATGGAGAATTCAGAGGTTCCGTATGGCTTCATAACAAACGACGAATCAGGATGTACATGGCGGAAATCCAAGCAGTTCGCCAAAGATACAGTGTTTCCTGTTCGTGTATTCGTAAAGAGCGGAATAGCACCATACGAAATGTCGGGATACGACAACTTTCCTACGAATGGAGCAGACGCAAGACCACGATGTTCGAAATACGAATACGAAACCGTGAGCGTATCTTCCGCATCCCACGAAGCAACTTCAGCAACATACGATGGCTTGACAACCAATCGTCCGTATGTGTAATAAGCCTCGCGCTGACCGTCATCGTACTCAAAGTAATCGGTGACATCCGATGTTTCTGCGGTGACCGCGTTTCTGATGGTTACGCTGCTAACGGAGAACACATCGACGCGAGACAGTTCAAAAATGCTTCGTCCGTTTTCAGAAATCTTGTCGCTGACAAGGATGTTTTCTTCTGGAGCAATAACCAATTGCTTCCATCTGTAGTAACCAGTGCTGTCCTGAAGATTGCTTTGATCGTAGACAATTGGCATTGTCACGCGGATTCCGCCTTCGGTGAATCCCGCAAGACGATTGTCTGCATTGTTTGTTATATTGAGTGTTACACTGCTACCATCTGTCGTTCCTTGAGCGGTGACAAATGCAGAATCAAGTTGCAGAGCAAGTCCATCGGAGTTGACTAGTTGAATTTCGGATATCACAGAAGAGATATCGCGGTTCAGAGGAAAGCGATATACCGTTCCTGTTTCAGCCTTCAGAGTTTCAGAAAACTCATTGATGGTAAGCGTAATTGTCATTACGCTATTGCCGTAAGTGAAGAAATCTGTCAGGTCATCGCTTGTTGCCTTGCCTGTAAACTTCAAGTTCTTGATAGCGTTAACGGCATACGATGGCTTGAGTTCAAACACCAAACTCTGATTTGCCGTAGACACTCCAGCAGAGGTCACGGTTGCCTTTCCAAGTATGGTTCCATCACCAACAGATTTAATGGTTCCGATGTTGCCTACCGCAACCGCTCCCGAAACTCCATACAGGTACAGATTGTACTGATATCCACTGGTTGAACCAGACGGTATTGCTCCGTGAACAAAACCAGTAGCAGTCCGAGTTCCTGCGTTATTGATGAATTCGATTGCAGCAGCACCACCGTTTACCGTAGTGATTCCGCTGCCGAATGTAGTTCCGTAATCAGTGGCATTTCCGATTGTGACTCCATAGATGTTTCCAACGGAAAAATCCAAGAAAATGTTGTTCTCGTCTACCGTGGTTCGTGCCTTGTCCACGGAAAGTGTCTGTGGATACGCAGACTCAAGTTCATGCCCAAGCACATAGGCTTTGCCTGTTCCAAGCACGATGTTGAACATTGTTTCATCGGACGCGCTCTTGATACTTACATCGAAAGGTCGAACCGTATAAGAACCCGATTCATCATATGTACGGCGAGCAAGAGTGTTTTCAATCTCTCCATAGGTGATCCGTTCGACCTTCTTGGTGATCGTGCCGTCTTCAAAACGGATAAGTTCAAGAAAATCAGTGGGAGTTTCGGTTAGATCAGCCTGTGCGAGTGTGAGTTCAATCTTGTAGCGGTCAGCACCAGGCGCATTGTAGTTGTACGAACCAATTGCAGTATCACGGAGAGTATTGTCTTCTTGATCGGTAACATAGTTGCGATACAGAGAGAAGCCAACCTTTTTATTCAACTCGGCAAAATCCGTACCAAACTGAAAGTCGCGGTACTTTCCTGTGGTGTTGCTGTAGTACGGAGAGAAAGTCTGATCGCTTGTTGTAACGAAAAAACCATCAACATAGAACACACCACCGCCAACGGTGATAAGTTTGCACTTTCCGCTGTTCCACGAGTTTCCGTTTTCAGTACCAAACACGCCACCTACTAGCAGAGTTCCGTCTGCAAGAGTAATCGTAAATTGGTTGTCTGCAAAAGCAGTTCCTGAAGTATAATCCACAACCAGCACAAGTTTGTTGTCTGTTGCAGAATCTGGATTCACATAATGAACAACTTTCGCGCTGATAGCCGAATCAGAGGTCTTTAGGATCGCGCCCATCAGCGCAGAATAATCGTAAATACCGTAAGCATTCAGTGCATCCACAGACATCATAATGAACGAGGTGGTGCGAATGGAGATGTTTCCACCGACAACCCGCGATCCGTCCTTGAACAGATTGTCACCAATCTTTGAAATTTGATTCTGAAGAATCGTCTGTGCCTGTGTCAATTCACGGGCTTGCAAAGCGTAGCCAGGCTTGAACAACACCCGCAGAAACGCTTTCTGTGCGTCAAAATCGTCATAGTACGGGCTGATGTTGAAAATGCTAGGATCGTATGCCATGTGTTCCTCTTCAGAAGCCTAGACGGAGCCTGAACTCTTCCTTTTGACCAGGAATTCTATTGATGGCTCGTATATTGTCTATGTATAACACCTCGCCCGAGTTCCTGTCGATCTCTGGTTTCACCGAATCGTATGCAATATACGCTCCGACCGTGGCTCCAACAGCAAAGTTGGTGCCCAAAGTTGCACCCGTGGAACCACGACGATTGTCTTGAACTGTCTTGAATACCCCAAGGACATCCGTCAGCCACAAGTTTCCATAAGATGCGTTGACATAATCCCACTGGTATACGATTCCAGATGCGTAGTCAGAAGAGTAACTTCCACTGACTCCCTGCTGAATAAAGTCTCCATTCGAGAAAGAAGTCCGTGTCAGAGGAGATGCAGTGACATCAACCGCGCCAGTGATGCCACTGACACTAGTGGTAAGCATCAGTTTGTGCAGACCACAATAGGATGGGCTGTTGCTTTCGTCAAAATACGGCTCACTTACCTCAAGAACTTTGAACATCTTATTGTTCGTTCCTTCGGTGTACATGGTGACCGCACCATCTACTTCGTTTAGCACCCAAACATATTCACCATATTTTGGTTTGATGGCTATGATGTCGGCTGTGGCTCCAGACTCAACGCCAGTCAAATAGTTGGATGTGCCTGTGACAAAACCCCCATCAAGATACCTGACTTCCATAGTATATCCACTTGACGATAGCACCTGTCCCGTGGAAATAATGTCGTATGAAAAGGAAACTCCGCTTGGCAGTGTTGTACCAGCCAGAATTGTCTGCTTGACTGTTTCTCCAATATGATACGGAAATCTAGGTGCAGACTCGAAAGACAAAACATAATCATTCGGACGATCCAGATAAGTAACGAACCCACCAGAATTATTAAGCACTTTCACCGTTACTCGGGTCTGATCTTCAAGAGTCGAGGGCTTATTGGAGGAAACAACCTTGCAAGTAGTGATGGTTTCGGTTCCAACAATCAGATTGGTGCCGCTAGTCTTGAATATCGTTCCCTGTATGAGTGATGGGCTGCTTCCCTCGTAACTCATAATGATGTCTCTGTAATACGGAGTATTTTTACCAGCAATTGAACCAGAGCCATCGCTCAACACAGGATTTTTGATTATTCCAAACTGACGATACGATCCACCCGTAATGAATTTCTCTGAGTCGTACTCAGACAGATTGATGATGAGCAGAATATCCTTTGCATTCAGTTCTCGCAGAATATTGCTGCCGTGTCCTCCTTTGGGAGACAACACAGTGGTCAGTGTAGGTGCTGTTGTACCAACCTTGACAGGGGTTCCAACCGCTGCATCTGCTCGGGAATAGTTGTGCCCACCATCAAACAGATCGACTCCAATAATGCTGTCTCCCGTACTTCCTCCCATTATTGGGAAGGCATAAGCACCAGATCCATCACCGTATATTTTGATGTACGGAATGATCTCAACGGACGCAAAGGACTGATCTCCCTGACCAGGCGTGACACGGAATCCCTGAACATCATCGGTGAGATAGAATGTTGCGCGGGGCTGACCAAACGCAGTCTCGTATATTGCATTGGTGATGATTGCGTAGTTACCAATTTCGGCAGGATCTTGGTTACTGTTATCGACACGCACCACATAACCAATATACTGAGAAATGCTGGTTGATTGAATCTTGCCAGCACCACCGAAAGCATTTGGGTCTGTGACCGTAATCGAACGGATGCCGCCCCCAACATCAGAATTGAATTCAGCAACACGAATGGTTGGACCGCTTCCGCTATTCGTGATCGTGTACGGATACTGCCCGTTTGTCAAGGTAGTATCAATTCGAGTAATCGAACCGTTTACTGCCTCTAGTTGGGTTGTGTATTGATTTACAGTTTCGGTGTCCGTGCTTGTTGTGACAAAATCAACAGGAATGTAGTCCGTCAGATCATAAGGAAGATCGGTTTCCTTTATCGTTCCGAGATACTTCCAAACATAACCTTCCCCCGTCTTGAACGGAGACACGATGGTTTGATTGGGCTTGTCGGTTGACTTGATGCCACCGTTGTTGGACAAGCACTTGTAGATGTTGTTGTCTTCTGTTACCACATAAAAGAGAACGGGATTGCTTTCAGAAAACAGATCAATGGTATCATCGTACTGGCTATACACCGTTCCAGATGTCCAAGTATGACGGGGAAGCGCGAACAGTATGTTCTGCGGGTTCAATTTCTTATATGCAATAATGTTGTTCAGAACGGTGTATTCGCTCTTTACAGAATCGACATATGGATCTGGAGAGTTGGGATCAGTCCACTCCGTTGTCTTGGCGACAAAGAAGAAATACTGGTTGCTGTTACGCTCCAGTTCAGCCAAGAAGTTCTCGGCATACGACCGCTTGATTGATGCTTTTAGGTAACTAGCCATTTATGTCCTCTATCATACGCTTGTGTATGTATCGCCTGTCAACACTGTTCCATTCGCAAGCACAGTTCCTTCAGACTTGTATATGAGTATCGGCATATTGAAGAAGTTGGTCAGTGTGATTCCCGAGAATGAAATTCCGCTTGGAATGGTTGTCAGATTTTTTGTATTTGGGTGGTGCTGTATTGCCCAATATGTCACTCCGAACGGATATGTGCTTGGATGTGCCTGTTTGTATGAATCTGGTAGAGCGGCGTCTAGTTTGTATTTACGCGACAAGTAACCATATACATTCTTGCGCTCTTGATCGTTCAACTTACGATTGAACACAATCACTTCATAAAGAACTCCGCGGAATCCATAAGAAGGATTCGCTGTGACACCTCTAACCCACGATGCTGTACCAAAAACATTGTCAGAAGACACACCACTCAGATGATATGCTCCAAATCTTCCAATATTGATGGCAGCATCACACAAAGGAATACGAGAATCCGAATACGGCTCGTCATTTGCAGAAACACGAATTCCCGTAGACCGCGATTGATTGATTGCGGGATCTCCATTTGCAAAAGCGTAAAGACCGTCTTTCTCTCTCGCTACTTCTCCGACCACCACGCCCGTACTTGCTCCAGACACATGAGGATCATAGGAAATGCTTACTCGGTTAAAAGTATAATCAATAGGAATGATTCCACTGTAATCAACCGCTCCCCAAGGGCGCATTCCGATCATTCCCGTTCCAGTTGGATATCTCTTTGTGCCGTCACTCGCAATAGTGTAAAATTTGGATGTCTGCTGCGCGGGATTTGCGTCAACAGAGTTCCACGAACGAGAGAATATGATGTAGTCAGAAAAACTCTTGAAGTAACTGTCTGTGAACTTCTTGTTCGAAGACACCAATCCAAGACCGTAATACGGTGAATCAACAACTGGTCGATAGACCATGATGACATCCATATCGGCAGTAAAGGTGATTCCATTTTTCAGATAGAAGTGGCGACCAACAAGAAGTTTTTCACCCGTAGAACCTGGAACAAAGGTTAGAGATGTGCCAAGAGTGTATCCCGAACGAAACTCGTATCCTGAAGTTCTGTAAACTCCTGCTTCATTCCATACAGTTTGTGGACCACAAATGACTCCACCGTCAAAAGATATTCCTGTGGCTCCAACAACTCCATTATCGTTTATGACCAAAGTTGGGCGCAGTTGATCCACAGTAACACCAGCATATGCCCCATTGGTTGTCCATCTATCCCATGTTGGAGGAACAGCATGATTTCCGCTAGGAGAAGCATCTAGCCAAAAATCCATGCTTGCACCGTTGGCTACCGATCCGCACACACCAATATTTTCTGGCTTGAGCCACAATACAAGCCCACGCATACCCTGTGGACTCAAACGACTTTCGTTTCCGCTGTACCACGAAGTGGTGCTACCCAGTGGGGCACCGATAGGATTGTGAGCAGTTCGTCCACCCTCGGGAACATAGCAATATGTGTATCCCAGTGATGTTCCAACGAACAGAGTTCCTAGAGATGTGGTCTTTCCACTTGGTCCTGCTTGGAGAGTGCTGCCGATAAACGGATTGTAGCCTAGCGGATACAGATCGCCTGTTGCTCCCAACCAATATCCGCTAGAGGTGACTCCGTTTGCACGCAGATCAAGAGTTGTTCCAAATTTATACGGCGTGTACTTACCAACAATCGGCGTTTCTTTCTCCGTCATTTGCGACGAAGACACTGGTGTGTTTTGAAGTCCGCGTTTGACTAGAATGCTTCCAAACATACGCATACCAGCAGGGTGAGCAATGGTTTTCAGAACCGAAAAGTATCGGTCAAAAGAAACCTCGCTCTTCAACTCATACGAAAAATCCTGATAGTAGTTTCCGTCTTGGATGTGCTTGTTAGACGAAACCTTGCCATGATTTCCTTGAAAGTATCCAGGATAGTTTGTAATGGCAGTCTTCACGCCAATGATCTTCGCGGTCTGTTTTCCGTTTGCAGAAATGATTGTGAGTACAAGACTGTCGGCAAAATACCGCAAGCCTGAGTTGATGATCGACACTTTTTTGATAGAGCCACCATATCCAGTCTGTTCTATCTTTGCTTTGAAGCCTGCTCCTGTTGTGTCAATCACAGTTGCGTACTCTCCAACTGAATATCCGTTGCCTGGCAATTCAATAAAGAGTTCACCAAGCACAGAATACGCATATTCGGTGTAGTCGCCTTCTGCTGTTTGTATAGTAACATTCTGCTCAGGCAAAAACTCACCGCTGATGTTCGTCAAAAAGAATTCGGTGACAGGCAATCCATTTGCTGTATACTGAACCACGGAATCTACGAATGCAGAAGCCCGCGTTTCGGAGCCAGCATTCTGAACAATCTGTCCGCCCTTTGCTACAAACAGGTTCATTCCGTTCAGGCTTGTGGTCTTGATGGATCGTGATTCTATCCAACGACCATCAGAAGCCTTGATGATGTCTTCTTTTGGATAGTAGAAGTTGACATCACTATCATACAGCACACGGAAAACGAACTCATATGCACCTTCGGTTCCTTTGTTTCCATAGAACTCGCGTATCTTCTTCAAGACAGTTTTTTCATTTGGTGTTTCGCCATCGGTGTTGGTGGCAAAGAAACTCGGAAAACCATCAAGATATGTGTGTCTAAAGTGAGAATAGAACTGATTCAAGTTCTCGTCCACATCGGTCACACTGTCCATGTGAGCCAAAACATAACCTGAGTTATCCTTCTGCTCTAGCCACTCATAATACGCTTTGATGAAAGCAATCAACTTTCTGTATTCAGATCGCATGAACAGCGGAAACTGCTCTTCGATGAAAGGAGACAGTATACGCTCAAGAGCGTCCGTACTGTTGTTAGTGACAATCTCCTTTATGTCTGCCATGTTATGCCTTCAGATTTTCCTTGCGGGTAGACTGCCGAACAACAGACACCTTCACAGAATCCGTATAGCCCCTGTTGACACGAACCATCTTATTTTCAAAAACAAACAAGTCTGTGTTCTTTGGCTGAACAGTCAAAGTCAGAAGAGTCACACCAGTGGGAGAGAAAGCAGTATTAAACCGCACGATTCCCTTCGTGTAATCTACGGTTCCGATCTTTGAATAGATCACGATCTGCTTTCCCGTGGAATCATAGTTGACCAAATTCAGAACACCGTAGCCGTCATCAGAAACCACGACATCAACGGGATCTCCACCTACTTTGGGAGTGTGCTGAAATGAACTGCTCTTTACCACGGGAGAATGACCATCGTGAGGATGGAACAGAGGATTCATAAAGTCAACCACGAATCCATTGGATGCAGTGACCGTGCTGATATTAAGCGTCTTACGCATATTCACTGTGGTCTGATTGCTTAGAATGGATGGATTCAATCCGTTGATTCCCTGAATGATTTGCGACAGATAGAAGTTTGATCCAAACGATTCAAGGCTACTGCTTGAATATGTGAGGATGTACGCAACCACCAATGCCTTGAGTGTTCCCTCACCAAACGAGAGTAGTGCTGGATCATATGTGACAATCGTATCGAACACCAAGTCGATGTAATCTGGATCTACTATTTCAGGAACAATAGCCATTACCGCTGCATTCTTACGCAAAGTACGAACTAGAGTGGATTTCTCCTCAGTAGTGAGAGCAGAACCAGATTTTGGCTTCAGAGCAATGAACACCTTACCGTATTGCGGTGGAGTTACTGTCTCGCCACCATATACGAAAATAGAAGAAGTATTGGGGTATTCCTTGCGGACGATTGCAGTATAGTCATTCTCCGTTACTGCCCGCCCCTGAGTAGCGTAATACTTTGGAGCAAGGAACTTGATCTCTTCGATACTTTCTTCCTGTGTTCCACCACTCGAAACATCTGCACTTTGAATAGTGATGCTGGCTATATCTGTGCTGAAATCAGAGATGCCATTAGCAGCATCACCGTTTGTTTCCAGATATTCAATCACTATGACATTTCCTACTTCAGGCTTCTGCCCAAGGAAGTTGTCACCGAAGTACAGTTCATACATTCCCTGTTCGCGCTCTTGCAGGAAGAACACCTTTGAGGTTGGAGTCAAGTCGATGTATGAAGTCGCTAGTGTCCATGTATCAGCAAATCCATCAACATCAGTAGGAGAGTTCTGAACACGAACACGAATGGTCGAAGTGTCGATCTTATCGTTGGGCATCAGCAGATACGATGCCTGCTTTACATTTGGGTTATAAATGTAACTGATGCGGCGCAGAGTGCCTTCATATGCCTTTACATTTTCAAACACGCGAGTCTGCGAATTGGCATAGACTGTATCAAGCAGAACAAACCGATACTCAATTCCTGCGGGATCTATTCCACGGAAAACCGATCCGCGAGACAGATAGGTGTTCTCTGTGACATTCTCGGAATCAGCAATCTTCAAGTTCATAACACTGTACGCAGCACGCTTTGAAGCAGGAACATATCCCAGTGCTTTTGCGTGCGACACCACAGATGGACGCAGGATTGCGCTGTCAAGGAACATCTCATTGGCTACCATATTGGCATAGAACGCCTGATAGTGGGTGTTGTACGCCAGCACATCCAAGATAGTGCTGAGAACCGACCCATCAAAATTGTAGTCCTTGAGGGTTTCCTGTGTGGACAGGTATGCCTTCAGAGAATCTTTTGTCTCATCGAAATCAAGTCCGATGATGTTGAAACTGTTGTTGGTGACTCCCATGTTACCTTATCCTCTGAAGAACTAGATTGATTCGATCTGCTCTGCCTATTCCGTTTATGGAATATTCTACGGTGACATTGTATGTGTTTTCGTCCGCAAGCGACACTATGTCAACCAACACATCAGCGATACGAGGCTCATTGTCCAACAGCGTCTTTAAAACTCGGTCGCGCATCTCCATAGCGGTGATGGCATCAATAGGTTCAAACAGCAGCGGACGCAGAGAGCCGCCAATGTTTGGCTGAAACAGGCGTTCACCAAATGCGGTGGATAGCAGATTGTGTACCGAAGCCCGTATTGCCTTCTCGTCCTTTAAAAGCAACAGATCACTGGTCTTCGGACTCCGAATGAAATTCGGGTCGATATCAGTAAAGACAGGCTGATTATTGCCGCTGATCTGTGTCGCCATTACTTCTGCTCTGCCTTTTTGTAAGCCAGATGGTTGTTGATATTGCCTACGCTGCCCTCAATCACCTGCTCTATGGCGTTCTGCGAGATGCCTTCTTTTTCGATGGTATCTAATTCATCCGCAGAACACCAATGGCAGCACACAAATCCAAGTGGTGTAAGTCCGTCCAAACACTTCAGCGGACTGATGCTGAAGTATTCAACGCTATTTATCTCAAGTCCAGAACGGAATGCAGAGGGAGCAAGAGCCGAAACACGAAGAATCTTGTTGCTGCTGTCCTCAAGAGTCTTGACCAGTTCCATGTAACGAGTAAGCAGAACATCTTGAGATTCAAGAATCATGCTAGTTACGCCGCTGTCACATGACTCATGGGTAACCGAGAAACGCTTGATGGAAGTTCCGTCTGCAAAAGAACCACCATTGTGAAATTGAAATACTAGACAGCGGGAAGCGCGGACGGTGATTCGCAGTTCGGTCAAGAGTTCGTGTATCTGCGAGTGCTTCACAATGAATTTTTGATTTTTCTGATGAGTCCATTTTATGGAACTGCTTTTCTTCTTCAACGCCCCGAACACACCCACACCTATGCCCATGATGACAGCACCGAGGAGTTCCCCCATGCCGACCGCGTACTCCTTCATGGACGATAGTGTGTCCTGTGCTTCTATCATGTCAGGTTCCTGGTAGTTTTGGGGTGTTTGCCTTTACAACATTGATAAAGTCTGGCGTTATGACATTTTCTTTTAGGCTAGTTGGAAACGCACCTTTTTGATTCTGCACAATGTCTTTGAAAAAATTGGCGATAGAGTACTGTATGGCAAAATTCAACGCTCTGGCGCGAAGGGCTTCGCCCGTGCTTCTGACATTATCCATTCCAAGAGTAGCAGCAGTAAGAATATTCTTGGAGTTCTCAAGATCCGCCTTGTAATTTGGAACAAGAGATCGCAGGTCATTTTCATCAAACGGATACGATGTGCTTGCTATGGCAGAAACAAGATCGGGACTAGTCAATTTGTCAAGCAGCACAGAAGTTCTGCCGTGAGCATTCAAAACATTGTAGATTGCATTTCCGCCAACCTGATTCAACACACCCAAACCAGTAACAGCATCCACATTCTCCTTGCCCAAGACACACGAAGCAGATTCATATAGACTCAAAAGACCGATAGAAGACATAAGGTTCTGCGGACTCAATAGAGTGTTGATTTCTGTCTGAAATCCCGTGAGAGCAGTCCTAGATGATTCCATCGCGGTCTTCAAGGGGGTAAACACTTCCACCAAAGGATTGGGAAGTCCGTTTGGAGATAGTAATCCGATCAAGCGAGTGAGTTTTTCGATATTTAGATCCGTTGCCTTGAGTGTGGTGGTAAGAGACTCCTTGTGTGGATTCTTAAGAATATCATGTGACAGAGCATATCCAAGAATAGGAATGTCTGTCACGGGAATCGGTAGTGGATTATCGCAAGCCATATTCAGCCAACCTCAAATGTTAGAGAACCAATTAGCGGAAGATCGCCACAACTGGCAATGCTATTCGTAGTTGCAATAGGTATTCCGCCAACAACAAACGAAAAGGCTCCAGTTACAATTACAGGAACCGTGTGTATGGGAGGAAGTGGGGATGGTGGGTGAGCAGTGCCAACAGAGCCAATAAAGCATACAGGAAATCCGTCAACCACAAAAGTTGGATTACCCACTAACATGGGTCCACCATTAATGAAGTCTATGCCCTGCCGTATTACACGCGCCATTAGTAAGTTCCTCCCCCAATTTCACCAGTGAATCCACCCGTATTTGGAGATGGATCTTCATAGAATGCCAACAGAGTGAATCCCGACTTGGCGTCTTCTGGAACATATCCCGATGTTCGGGGAACTGTGCAAATGTAGGTTTTTCCGTTTCGCTCAACCACATCGCCATAAACATACACCTCATACTTTGAAGTACCTTCAATGTATTTTCGATGAAAGCCTCTAAAGTTCATGTTGGCAGCCATTAGAAGATAGATCCCTTCAGATTAACTGTGCTTGGACGAACTGCTGGCAAACCAGAGTTGGCTTCGATGCGCGGGAACGGACGCATCACGAACACCGATCCAAGCGTAGAGAGCGAAATAGTAGTGGCAGACACTGCAAAGTCGCTTCCCGCATGAAACTCTATGTTCCTCGCAGCCGAAGCCTTTATGTTTCCATCAACTTGTAGATTGACATCCTTTGAAGCAAGCACATTTGCATCACCATTGATCTGTATGTTTGCATCACTGTTGATTGTAATGCTCATCTTGCCGTCCACGACAAGATTCATCCCCCTGCCGCCCGCCACATAGATGTTCTTGTTGCCATAGACTATTTCAAAGTCATCGCCAACTATGCGCTGAACGCGCGTTCCGTTTGGATGGCTTGCCCATCCATTTCCTACTTCAGTGAATGATCCCGAATTGTGATATTGTGAAATGCGTTCGTGACCAGGCGTATCATCAAACTCCTCTGCATGACCACTTTCTGTAAAACGCACATGGTTCTTTGGATATTGAGCAGCATACGGTGTGGCGGGTTCCGACCACTGTTGACCAACGCTCATGCTTGGATTGCTCTTGATACCCGTCTTCACTGTGCTGGCTTTTTGAGCAGCAATCGTAGATTTCATTTGCGTTTGGTCGTTGTTGCGAGCAAGACGATTGGTGTCTGCTTCGTTAACAACAGAAACACCAGAAGGAACCGTTTTTGCCGCAACTTCGTATGCAGTTGCGGGATACTTTCCATCTGGATCGTTGAATCCTTTGGTCTTGTTGGACGAGTTCTGTGGGATTCCTCCAAACGAACCAATTATGACAGGATCTTGTGCTTCTTCTCCATCACGGAAGAATCCAAATACATGGGATCCGTTTAGAAGTCCTGTTGGAGACTGACCGATTCCCGAAACTGCCGCGCTGGTGATGGGCTGCATGGGATATGCCCACGGCAAAGATGATGTTGGAAGTTTGGTCAGGTCATCGCTATGAAATCCAAATATGCGAACTCTGCACCGACCAAGATACAACGGGTCAGCGATGTCTTCTACGACACCGTGCCACCACACAAATGAATCTCTTCCCATGAACTTTTGCATCATACCCCCAAGAACGATTTGGACAGTTCCATCTTACAGGTGTATCCCATGTTGAAAATATGCTTAATGCTGGTGACAAGATACTTGCCCCCAAGATTTTTGTCGATTGGATCATCGAACAGTTGTGCATCTGCCTGAACTTTCGGGATATACAGATCCACGATATCACCTACGCGCCTACGAGAATCACCGAAAACCTCAATCATAACCTTTTGACCAGACAACAAACTGTTCATCTGAAATCTTCTCTTCAAGTAGATATCTTCGGTTCTCATGTTGTCTACAACGGGATTGAGAACACTGTAAGCCGTATAAGGGGTCACAGGAAAATAGTCCATTGTTGCGGGCTTTGTGAAAATCTTCTCTGCCTGCGGATCCTTGCTCTGAAAGTGATTTTTGCTTCCTGTCTTTGGGATGTCTTCAAAGCCATCAAGTTCCTTGAAATTGATTGTGCGCTGCTGCTTCTTCATCAGATCATGGACAACCAGCATGGACGAAACCTTTCCATCCATGAAGTTAGATACCATGTCAAAACGCGACAACTCCTCTAGTTTCTGTACCTTGTCGTAACGCGGTGGCAGCGGTGTCTTCTCTACAACAAACGGACTACCGATTGGAACGCCCCCGCCAATCATAAGATTTCCCGTGTTGTAGAAATACTTGATGACGCGGTTGTTGGTCGCGGCATCCTGCATGATAGAGGCTAGGCTTTTGAACTTGTATCCGTCAAGTGTTTCAAAAAACATGAACGGACTGTACGAGCCGTCTGTCTTGCTTACCGCCTTGGAACACAACCAATTTATGGCGCGGAACGGATTTTGATGTGCAGACAAAACAAACGAGTAGTCGTGCTTTGTGCCTTCAACATCAAGACGATCCTTCCATACTTGTTCTGGAAAGTGCCGTGTCATCACTGTGTTCACCATGTCCGACACTTTTCCGCCCACAGCATAACCGCACCGCTCGGTGAAGTTGAAATAGCCGCCTTCGCTGATTAGATGAAGAGTGTATCGTTGACTTTTGCTGTTTGGCTCTATGTGGTGCGAATCAATCTTGTAGACCCGAAACAGAAGTTTGACCGATTCAAGACCATCTACATCAGTTCTGAAAACTAGTTCAACCAACTCCTGTCCGCGAATGGGCAAAAACTCGCTGATGTTCAACCCATCGTTCATGTGAATCTTTGCCGTGATACACGGAGAATAAATGTCCTCGTAAACCTCCATGTAACTAAAAAGGTAACGAATGTTGATGTTATCTCCTGATGGCAACGAGTACATGATGAGACTTTCAAGTTGATAGTCTCCAGCCTTCATCAAGTTTCCGCCGTTGCCTGATTCCATTTTATACTCCTAACAATGCTTCTAGTTCACGGGTGGCTTGTTTCTTGTACGCAGGATCAAGAACACGAATTTTTCGCTTATCGTCATTAACACCCATCTCATAAATTATATTCGATACAGCATATGAGTTGTAAGCACTACCCGATATTCCCATGTATCCGCCAATAAAGGTCTGCCACATACGGTAGGTGGCACCATTCGGGGCATAGTTCAATCCCTCTGTGCTTTCAGGATATTCATCCAAAGTCACGCCGATTGATCCACTGATGCTTCCATATGTGGACGACTGATACGAAAGTGGATCTGCGATAAATTTGTCCGCCGCACCAATATCACTAGTTCCTTTTTGCACTTCGAAATGGTGAACCGAATACTGATAATCAAGAACACGATGAATCTCTACTGGCGTGAGAGTTCCCGTTCCTGTGTCTATTGTTGCGGAACCAGCCGCAAAAGACGGATCAGCAACAACCACACGGCAAAGCGTAGGCTCAAAGTTGGTAATGGACGCGGTGAATTTGCCTTGAGAAAGTGTGCATCCCGATACAACAGCAGGATCGAAGAAGAAGGTATCGTCTGGTTTTGTTATGAACACAGCATATCCGCTGTATTTCTTTGAAATGTACTCCTGAAGAGCAGACTCCGACTTGCACCAATCGTGATAGGGATTGATTATGTTATTGCACAGCAAGACGAGCCAATGATAATCGGGACTCCCGTACAGACGCTCTGCTATATGCTCGGGTCGCTCTCCATCCTTGACATCGTAGGTGTAGAATGCACCAACTCCGCTTTTTATTTCGTCCGACAGTGCGATGCGACGAAGCAGATTTCGCACCCATACAAGACGAAAGTTCTGAAGGTCTGTGCCAACAGGGTACTGAAGTACAGGAAATTTCGAGAAGTAAGCCATCAGAATCCTTTACCGACTTGTTCGCGTGTTGTGAGTTCGATTTCCTTGAACGATAGAGTCAGGCTGATTGCTGTGGGCGAATTGTCTTCAAAAGTAGAGAAGACACCATTGACTGTGTAGTCAACAGAAATGCTTTCACAGGCAAGACGAGCAATCTGCGGAATGGTTGGATTGTCAATCCATCCTTTTACCTTTGGATTGGGATGACTCGACAAAAACCGAACCTCGAATTCAGCAGGAGCGCGAAGAATGATTGAAGCATTCGATGCCTCCTGACCAACCACTTCCTCGTCATGTGCGGGGTTCGCATGATATCGGAAAGTATCCACGATGGTCTTTATCATCTTCGACTCATCGGGGCTGCGAGGATACATTTCCCATGTGAATTGAAAAGTTCTGTAGTCCTTTGCTTTGAAGATACGCTCAATTCGTGGATTGATCACATATCCCGTAAGAGCAGTAACCGTGCCAGCCTGACCAACTTTGTCTGCTAATTTCAATCCACCCGCTACTGCTCCCTGTGCAATAGAATCAAGCGTGTTGTTCAGGGCATCAAGCATACCCTGAGCAACCATAGTGTTTGCATCATCATATATGAAGGTATCTTCGTTTCCAATTTTGTTGCAGATAGGCAAGTAAATGGAAACCATCTGATCGTACTTTGGAGAGTTTTGGAGTGCTTTGGTGAGTGCCGTTCCGATTCCCGCCGCAACACCAGCGGCAAGCCCTGATCCCAAACCAGCAAGTCCACCTTTAACAATGGACTCGCGCCAACTCTTTCCCGATTGTCTTGAAAGTCCAGCAGCAGTCACGGCTCCTGTAACGGCGGCTACAGCACCAACTTTGATTCCTACTTCAGTAGCATTAGTCTTTTCCAAATTGCTGCTGACACGATTACTTACGAGTTGACGCTCTTGAACATCAAAGTTTACACCTTCAGATTCAGCGGATGTAACCGAGTCCTGACTTGCTGCGGGAGTTCCTTCCGCCATTGCCTTCAACTGCGCCACAGTCAAAGCAACATTCACCGCCATAGACATATCAATTGGCTTGGAGTCTTTGTTGGTAGCGACAAGTTCAGAAATACCTTGAGACTTGTCTCCCCGCATGGTCTTGACCGCACCGATTACAGCAGTAGTAAATTGACCTGCCGCAGCCAAAGAGCCAAGATTGTTCAGCAGACCCGTAACCTTATCGCTCTCAACCTTTGCGTCTTTGAGTTCTTTCTTCTCAAATCTCCAAAAAATCTTGAACTGCATGACATGGGGCATCTGCGTAGTACCGATGTCCAAAGGATACTTTAGTATGCTTGGTGTCTTTCTAGACCCCTTCTTCTCTTCTGGTTTACCTTCAAGTGCTTTGACTATCTTGTTTACTTCTTTGACACCTTCAACGATGCTGTTGTCGAATGCCGTTACTACGCGGTTGGTTGCAGCAACAACTCCGTCCTTGACATTCTTGACACCCTGCTTGACAGACTGTACAGCGGCTTCACCCTGTGCAATTCCCTTGTTGACCAGTGACTGCCACAAACCTGGTTGTGACGAAGGAGCGGTCTTATCAAGAGTCTGTGGGGGGATTGACGGTGCAGGAGTCGAAGACGGAGTTTGTTCGTGGAGTTCTTCTTGAGTCCACTTTCCGTTTTTATGTGATGCGACTTGCTTTCCAGGTCCACCAAGTTGCATTCCGTTTGACTGTGCCCATATCACTTCGGCTTGTAGTCCCGCTCTGCCACGAAGTCCCTCGTCAGTCGCTCTGGCTCGTTCAGGACCATATTTTTCGATGGTTTCACGCTTCATCTTCTCATACAGATACCGCTCCAATGCCAATTTATCATTGTAAGACATTGGTGGATTTGGACCTGATGCTAATGACATACGCTATTTCCTCTCGGTGGTGCTACATATCTATGCGATGGCGTACAAAGGATATTTCAAACCTCAAAACCCCACAAAATACATAGGCAATCCCACGCAGATTATGTATCGGAGTATGTGGGAGCGAAAGTTTATGAAATGGTGCGATCAAAGCACGAATGTGCTGCGTTGGGCATCTGAGGAAGTGGTCATTCCATACATGAGTCCGCTTGATCGAAAAATGCACCGATACTTCGTAGACTTCCTAGTAGAAATCAGACAGCCCGATGGGATTAAAACTTGGTTGGTGGAAATCAAACCCAAAAAACAGTGCCGCGAGCCAGAGAAGAAAAAAAAAGTAACTCGCGGTTACATTACGGAAGTACAGACTTGGATCACCAACAAGGCTAAATGGGAAGCAGCAAAAGCCGTTTCCGCATCAAAAGGGTGGGAGTTTAAAATCCTCACAGAAGACGATCTATTCAAGAAACAGCAATGAGCAACACCGACACCAATGCCGAACTCAAAGAATTGCTTGCAGAAACCACCTCTGCGCTTGGCGGCACGAACAACACCTATGCCTCGCTACTGAAGTTCCTCTCCAATGAAGGCAAGTTGTCGGTTCCAAACAGGCTCATGCCTGGTCAGATGATCTTTTTCAAATATGCACCAACGAATGAAGCATTTTTAGAATCAGATAAATACTATGATGTGTTTCCGTTGATATTTGTAACGGAGGTGCATCGTGGGGGATTTGAAGGAATCAACCTCCACTTTGTAGACATCAAACGAAGGATGTTCCTGTTCAATGCACTGATGGATCAACTCCCACTCAAGCGAAACACAGAGGAGTGGAGAAATCGTTTACAGATGAACTATCGCATCTTGAAGGCGGGAAAGAAGTTCAAATTTTTCTATGCGTGTTACAGGAAATACTCGTGGGGCGGAATGCGGAAACGACCAGTAGTCATTCCATATGAGAATTGGAAAACACTGGCTGAATCGGAAACGGGCTTTTTCATAGGTGGTCGAAAGACTGGTGTGTATAGAGAATCGGCAAATCAGATCAAGAGACACAACCAAAAGGCAAGATAATCCATGCCAGACGCTACAAACGCAAATCGTACCTCGTCAATTATGAACATAATGAGTTCGGTTGCTGATTCTGGTTTGGCTTTTGCCAACAGATACGAAGTAATACTATCCATACCAAGAGCGGTGAAAGCGATTGATTTGGCTAACATCAGTCTGCGCTGCGATTCCATCAACATACCAGGAAAAGCGTTTAGCACCTCACAGTATCGAATCTATGGTCCAGCAAGAACCATGCCTTATGAGGTAACTTACAGCGGAGAACTCACTCTGTCTGTCATACTATCAGCCGATATGCGCGAACGGCGTATATTTGAATCGTGGACTACGCTGGTGTCCAACCCAGAAAACTTCAAAATGGGTTACTACAACAACTATGTGGCGGACAATATGCTCATACGAATCCTCACCAAGGCAGACACGGTGGTGTACGAAGCCGTGGTAGAAGAGGTGTATCCCAAGTCGATTGGCGATCTTCAACTAGGATATGAGAAAGACAACGAAATACTACGCCAAGACATAACCCTTGCGTATCGCAAATATACCCCAAACTTCTACACACAAAACCTAACAGGAATAGTGGGTCAGTAATAAACCGCCTAAATAGAATAGTCACATTATTGAAAAGGTGAAAACTATGAACAAGTTGAAACTACCAGTTGCACAAGTTCCGTACTATACTGCCACTCTTCCCGTATCGGGAATCACCACCAAGTACAGACCGTTTGTCGTTAAAGAGGAGAAGATCCTCTTGGTGGCTTTGCAGTCACAGGACTCTCAGCAGATTTCCGATGCCATGAGCAGCATCATATCACTATGCACCAATGGAAACATAGACACCTACAAAATATGCTCTGCTGATGCGGAGTACATCTTCTTGCAGATCCGTGCCAAGTCGATTGGTGAAGAAGCAAAGCCACAGGTCATGTGTGGCAAGTGTCAAACACAGACTTCCCTCAAGGTACGATTGGATGAAGTCGCATTGAAGACTTCCACACCCAAATCTGACACAACCATAAAACTAGATGATGATGTCAGTCTGATTATGCGATATGCAAATATTCACGATCTTGATACAAACAAGTCTCCCGTGGAAGCGGCTTTCGATCTAGCCAAGCAGTGTGTTGAAGCGGTCATCATTGGAGAAGATGTAGTTACACGGACAGAAATAGATGATGCTGATTTGGGGAACTTCATCGACAACCTGACTCCAAAAGGCTTCGAGCAGATCATGGACTTCTTTGAAACCACACCCAAACTGAACTATGGGATTGAGTACACCTGTCCCAAGTGCAGAGAGAAGGTAAAGGTGGAGTTCAAGAGCATTACTGATTTTTTTCGCTAACCCTTTGCCACAGTGATCTAGCCTCATATTTTCAGACAAACTTTAACCTTATGCAGCACCACCACTGGTCGCTGTCTGAAATAGAGGAAATGATGCCTTGGGAAAGGGAGGTATACATACAAATGCTGATTGCCCACCTCAAGGAAGAGCGCGAGAGGGCTAGAAACACAAAGCAGTGAGCGTCTTCATTTTGATATTAGAGGATACTCATGCCAAGAAAGTCCAGAAAATCCCAACGAGCCAAAGACAAGGCACGAAAGCAAAACGCTGCAAAACTGAAGCAATTTGAGCAGCGGGCTAAAATGGTGGAGACTTCTCCAGTATCTAATGCTGTGCCTTCGTATATGGACACTTCCTCTACATCGGCAAACGCTCCGATTGACATTCCTGTTCCCGCGCCAGCAGGCGACACCCCACAGGAAAAGAAGGAAGAGAATACTCAAGTAAAGACCGAACTCAAACTGCTTGAGCGCATCATGCAGGCAAGAAAGCAGCGGGGCATCGAACCAGGACCAATCGAAAAGATGGTCGTAGGTCTTGAAGGGCAAAAGGGTATCCGTCAGCAGATTCAAGATTTTGCCAGCAAGAACAAAGCACTGTTCGACAAAAGCACACCAGAAGGAATGGCTGCGCGTACTCTGTATAGCGAGGCTGTATCACTGTCTGAAGATGCGCTGAGTGCAGACCGCGAAGAAGCAAAACGCATTTATGATCGTCTACAATTCATTCTTGATGTTGTAAAACAAAGCCAAGGCGATCAGTCTCCTATTGCAAAGAATCTAGAAGAAGTCATAAAGCCTGTGCGCGATGCTATACGCGAAAAGAGTGGCTTCGGGGCTATGGTGAAGGAACGGCTAAAGGGTTATGCACAAAGCATACCCGAAAGGCTGCTTGGAAACATTCCTATTGTCGGGGATCTGCTTGCCCAAAACTATAAGGAAAACCGCGAAGGAAAAGAGCGGGTTGAGAGTTATTCAGGAAGACTCTACGAAAAAATTGCACAACAAGGTAAAACAGCAAGAGCCTTGGAAGAAGAACTGTTTGACCCCGAAGAGACTGCTGCTGCAACCACTCAAGAATCTAGCGACGAGGCAGTTGCAGGAGCAATTGTCGATTCCACCAACACCGTGGAACGAGTTGCTAAAACAATTGGCGGAACGAAAGCATCCGAACTATTCACGAATCTTGACGGGCAAGACTCCGAAAGTGACGACCCAAAGAAAAATCCTATGGGTGCGGTATACCATGAGGCTGTAGAGATTCGTAAACTGCTAGAGCAGGCTTTTGGTCCAAAGACGCAGGACATGGCTGAAAAGAAGTCTGGCTTGCTCGAAAAAATAGAAAAGACATTCACCGAGAGCAAGAAGGAAACGGATTCTCAAACGGTAGAACAGATCAAAGAAAAAGAAACACAGAATGCCGCTGTGGTTGCAAAGGCTGCGGCTACTGAAGCAGCAGAAGCAACCACACAGCCTGCACAGGTTCAGGCAGCAACCCAAGCGGTTGCTCAAGCCGTAAAGACCGAAGCGACTGCTTCCGAAAAGACGGATGCTATAACTGCAACTACAACATCGCTTGAAAAAGCAAAGGAAGCAGTCAAAGGAACTCCCGCTCCAAAGAAGCCGAAGACTGAAAAGGAAGAAAATCTCAAAGATGCCGCCACAGGAATGTTCAAAGAGATTTTCATGGGGGCAACTGCTGCACAAGATGTTCGTCCAACGGCACAGATCATATCCGATGTAGGTGGAGAATACGCAGAGGCTCTTCAAGAACTCACAGGCGGAAACTACTCCAAGAAGATCAAAGATGTGCTTGGAATTGCCACAGACTACAATCCTGGCAATCAGGCAGGAAAGACCACAGGCATCAAGAGAACTTTTGGAGAAAAAATCCGCGACATATACAACACAGTATTCTCAAAAGAAACTGCTACGGTTGCGGGTTCGGGGGCAACAATAGTTCCAACAGGTTCCAATGCCAATGCAACAAATGCAATGGTGGCTGGAAAGGTGGGAGAAGCACTTGGTGGATCATCGGGTTCCATTCCTGTATCCGCCATTCCATCAGTGTTTGGCGGTCCACTGTCGGATTCCATTCCTGTATCCGCCATTCCATCAGTGTTTGGCGGTCCACTGTCGGATGTGTCTTCGATAAACAATACATCGGTATTTAATGATCTGAAAACCATGCCGTTGAGTACGGGAACACTTCAATCACTATCAGGAACTTTCGGTACACCCGAACTACGCGCACCGAATACAACATTCGGAAACATCACTCCTGCTCAACTGCCAAACTCCACACTCGGAAAGACGCTAATCCAATACAATACAGAGCGTATCTCCATGATGGAAGCACAGAAGAAAAAGGAACTAACACCCGCTCCAACAATTGTGCCATCCAATACGAGTGTCAGCAACAAGACTTCTGTAGTGAACAACAACTTCAATGATGAGGTTCGTGTTCGTAACAACGAAGCAACACTGCGACAACTGCAACGCGAATCTCTCATGCGTTAAAAGAAAAAGGCGCACTTTCGTGCGCCTCTTCCTGCGAAACCGAAGGGGATTTAGTCTTCGCTTGCCAACTTCTCAAAGTAGGACAAAGCGTCTTCCGTGTCGTCATCGTCAGTCTTGACGGCTTCCTTCACGGGAGCGGGCTTCTTGGTTGGAGGCGGGGACAGCGAAGGCTTACGCGCAGGAGCAGCGTCCTCGTCACCAAACGAAGCCTTCTCCGCGCCACCCTTCGCAACCGCGTCCGATGCAGTTGCACGAATGTTGCCGCCAAGAACCTGTTCAAGACGAGCCTTGAGTTCGTCATAGGACTTGAAGTTCTTGGGATCAGTGAACTCCTTCAGCGAGTACTGCGTCTTCCACAACTTCTCAAGCGCAGCGTCATCGCCGCCAAGCAGTGCTGACGGGGCAGAGAATTCGCTCTTGTCGAAGTTTGCGTAGCCGTCCACCTGACGAATCTTCAACTTGAAGTTTGCACCGTTCCAAAAATCAAACGGATTCATGGGCTTCTCGTCTTGGAACTCAGGGTTCATCGCACCCTGAATCTTCTCGAAAATCTTCTTGCCGTACTTGAACAGGAACACCTTGCCCTCGTTCTCGGGGTGCTTGGGGTCGCTGACTACAAGCACATTGCTGATG